TGCGGTTGTTCGGTGCGTACTGCTTCAACTTGAACTTTATTGTGCGAACTTCCGAAAGTGCGATGTCCGCCAATGCAATGCTCTTGACTGGTTCAAGACGGACTGAACGATATGAATAGAGCAGTGGGTTGCGATTGATGCACCGAAAGGTGTGGGTTTTTTCTTGTGGTGTCATTGTGTTCCCCTTTCTATTGGCTCGCTAGTAGTGCGACTATGGCGACCCGAGCGTCACGCTCAATGTCGTGTGGCTCGTGGGCTTTGAATACTGGTAGCGCCATGTGCGCTGCGTATGTGAACTGTAACTCCAGTTCTTGCAGGTACTTTTGAAGTTCTTCCATTTGAACTTTCCCTTTCCGAAGGCTCCCCTGCCTCCACTAATAAATTACCACAGATAATTCACCGTGTCAATCGTGACCCATTCTGAAGTGCCAGCCCTGCTCATACTCCACAGGCTCATACTCACCCTCGGGTGACCTCAGATAAAGGTTCCACTCAAAAATGGCTGTCTCTGCAACCCAGCACCCGTTCCAATCCTCGCAGAACGGCACAAAGCGGTTTGAGAACTCAACCCACTCACGGCACCGAGGTCGCATCATGCTTTTGTACTGGCAGAACCAGTCCACTTCTCTTTCAAATAATTCCCTGTCCATGCCACTTAGAAGATGCCTTGCGGATGGCGATGTCAGAATTATGACCAAGGATTTATTTGGTCCAACCCAATCGGGGAAACAATCGGGGTCGGCTCACCGAACGGTGGCTCGTACATAGCCAGCAAAATGGCTTCGGCACGGTCAGGGCTGTTCATCCCTCGCTTCTTCATGGACTGCTTGGATTCAATAATGATTCGCCCTGAAGAGTCGGAATGATATGACGGCGTTGACAGTTGCGTAAGAACACGGCGTTCAGCCTCTATTCGCATCGGTATCCGTCCTTGCGAATCGGGTGTCACCATCATGCGTCCGTTCCACCACATTTCGGCTCGTTGATTCTTGAACTTGTCTGCTTCGCCCGCTCTTTCAGCCACATTGACAGGGATAATGATGGATTTGAAGCGTTGTTCGTCGTGCCATTTTTGCAGGGTGGAAACCACACCCCAACCCACTCCGATGGTGTCAATTTTGACCTTCGGTGGGTTCCTTCGCATGTCAACAGCATCGGCTTCGGCTTCTTGAATGTGCTGAAGAATGATTTGCGCCACATCCACTGCGTTTTGGTTTGCTGCGCCTGCCGATGAGTGAACAATCTTTACTGAGTATCCGTCGGCTCGGGCAATGACGAACTCGTCGCCACCATCCGACGCCACATCCACCCCAAGACGAATCGCATCCGACTCAATTGGGGTCTCGTTGACCGACGCTTCTTCAAGCCAAGTGATTGGGATAACACGATTACCCGTGACACGAGGAAACCGAGCATTTACACGGGCTTCAACGAACGGGCTGTCCTTGCCAAGTTCCGAAATAACATCGTCCACCCACTGTTGGTCAACCAAATGGTCTGACAGCGGGTGCTTTGCAATGTGTGGCGGGCATGATTTGCAATCGCCAACCTCTTCATTCGTGAAGTTTGGCGTCACCCACACAGGCACAGGGATGACATTGTAGTTCGGGCTACTACAGGCTCTTTCAAACCATGAATCTTCGTTATCGGTCGGAGGGTTTCCAAGAAGCAACAGTCGGGTGTGGTCACCAGTCATAAGTCCTTCTAAGGCGTTTCCGATGGTCTCTGACAAGCCTCCAGCCTCGTCCACGACTACTAGCAAGTTAGGAGCGTGAATACCCTGTACGGCGGTCTCATCGTGTGCTTGAGGGGCAAAACCAAAAGCCGTCACTGTCCCTTGGTATTTCCATTCCACCGTCAGGACTTCGCCACCGAAATCGTGGCGGGCAGCAACTCGTCGGATTTCACGCCACAAGATGTTTCGTACCTGTCGGAATGTTGTGGCGGTTGTTACCACCATGGTCGTCTGAGGCGGGTGTGAGGCGACCCACCAGCACACTGCACGGGCTGCAAGGTGTGACTTACCCAAACCGTGACAAGCGGGCACAGCGGTTCTCTTGTTGTCTCTGACGGACTCCAAGATTTCTCGTTGTTTTGACCAAATGGTTTCACCCATGCCCTCGGTCACAAACCCTACGGGGTCGGTACGAAACCTAGACCACGGGTTATCACCCATGATGTCAAGAAGATTGGCGACAACAACTCTGTCCTCGGGAGACATCTCCGCAAAAAACTTGCGTCTATCGGCTGGAGCGGCTGATGACAGGTATCGCATCAATTGTTGCGACCCCGTGGTGGCGTCTATCTGACTCATTCTTTGGGAAGCAGTTTGGCGACTTTGGATTCAAGTTCGTCAATGGAAACATCAATCCTGATTGCCCCACCTTCGGTACCCGAAACTTCAAGAGCGGAGCGCCGACCCCAACGGGCTGGCGATGTTCGCTCTAAATACCAAGCCGCTGCTTGCCATGTGCCGTTGTTGGCTGCCTGCTGGATAAGACCGATGTTTCGCACTTCGGCTGTCGCCCTTGCGTTTTCCACCGCTTCCCTGAACTCTTTGTACGGGGATTCTGCGTTGTCGCCGTCACCCAACGCCATCCACTTGTAAAAGGTCGCAGAACCAATGCCTGCGTAGCGAGCAGCAATTTCGGAATAACTACCAGCAGCGATTGCTTTACAGATTGTCTCTTGGACTTTGGGGGTCAACTTGATTGGTCGTGCCATGCTCGGCAAGTGTACTACAGGCTAGTTGCGCCTCTCCCTCACAGCATGTGTTCTTCCAGCCACAGGACGGGCAAAGCCATCTATACACAACGGGGTTGAACCGTACCTCACAGTTGTCGCATGGAATCAGGTCAGCCACCCATGACTAGAACATGGATTGATGGTGTTCCTGCGCTTGCGATAGCAAACAGTTTATCCGTGTAGGTGAACTCTCCTGAAAGCACAATTCTTCCGTTGGGGTCTAAGTGAAAACCAAAGTTTGTAGAAGAAGTTGCGGAAGTTGCTCCGACATACATGATTGCGGTTGCGTGGGCGTTGTTGAGAACAATACTCATCCCTCTTCTGTTACTGGTGTCCTCAATGCCAGTAATTTGAACTGCGGTTGAAGCGTTGAGAGCAATGCTGGAGTGTCGTGAAGCCATAATTTCATGGTATCAACGACCAACATAACCGTATGTTAGTTCTTTCATAAGGTTTGTGAACCGTTAGATGTGCAAGAAACGCATGAACGGCGTGGCACATCAAGTTTGGTTTGAAGCGAGTGAAACATCTGAAAAGTAGCGTCAACCACCGATTGATTGCTGGTAGAAATGTGCCTCAAAATGTCTTGCAAGATTTGGGCTTCGTAACGACTAAGCAAAATTGGCGAGTCTTGAGTATTCATAATTCCTCCGAGATGGGAATTAGAACCTAGCCAATCGGGGGACGCTCTTGCTTCTTGAGTGGGCTTACTTCCTCCAACCATAAATCCCCCCAAATGTACAAAGGGTGCAACCCCATACGAATCGCATAACGGTCAGCCTCAAGCCATGTTATGTGGTAGTTGGGTTTGTGGAAGTCGTGAACTCTTTTGCGTGATGTGCCTATGGCTTCGGCAATGGTGCGGTCATTCATGTCGCTTGTAAAACATGCCAGCAGGTCCGCCGCAGGAAAAAACTTGCGGTAGGGGTGGTATTTGCGTGGTGTTCTATTTTTTGTTGTCAATGTGGCACCTTTGAAAAGAATAAAAGACTACATCGGCGGGCAGTGAAGTCAACGCCATTGGGAACGCCAGTCCCCGTCCATGTCTGTGTCAATGTCAATTTCTCTTTGCCAATCGTCGTCTGTGTATTGCACTTCGTTTTGAACGGTCTTGTAAGCGAACACAAGCAAAGAGATGATTCCAATAACAAATCCTAAAAGAAAGTTCAACATCTAATCCCGCTTCCTGAGTGCTTCTTGTTGTTGTTTCATAGATAATCCCTTCATGGCTTTGACAGCCCCAACATGATTGTTGACAACAATACCGACTTTCATATCCCCTGTGATAGCCAACAAGTCACTTGCTGCCTGATTGACAAAACCTGCTTCAACCAAGGATTCTTCATCAGGGAACACATCGCATTGACGGTCATCGTCGGAAATCAAATGGTCGTGCTTGCCACCGTAGGAATAGACATACTTGAAGTTCGGTGGACAATCAGGTTCCACAATGTTTCTAAAACGAACAACTTCCTTCGTGTAGCAGTAGAAAGTGGACTTGGGTGTCGCTCTTGCGATGCGTAGCCATGCTTCAAGGTATTCGTCAGAGAAGAAATCTCCTCCATCATGGATGCGTACCCAAGCACCATCCATTCTTTTGTGCTCAAGTTCGGTTCGCATTGTTTGCTCCCAAGCGTCCATGTCATCCAAAACCATCGTCAAGTTCTTTGTGTGGGCAGCAAGAACATTGCTGAATCTGAAAGTTCCCTTCCGTGCATAACAGGCTTTGGCGCACACACCAGCAGAAGGACAAGTGTTGAAATGAGACCCGTCAGGCATCGTTGTTATCCAAGCAGGCAAAGACCACACCCAAATGCGGTCTCGCTTCAAATCTCGGTTGTTATTCTTGAGCAGACTCATTGTTCAATTCCTTGACTTCCTTGCACAATTGCGTCAGTGCACCATGGTCGGCTCGCCTCACATCTCCAAAACCGTCCAACTCACACAACTCAGCGTATTTTTCTGCCAAGCGTTTCCATTGGTCTCGCTCTCGGAGAACCGTGACTAAACGGCGGTTCAAGAAATCAGCAGCGCAGATGAAGTCCGAGCATGAAAAACTAACCACGAAACTTTTCTCCAATCAACATGCCACATAGAAACACAGCCATCATTTGAATTATCTCAACGAGAAAAGCGCCCATTACTTGTCATCCTCGTAAATCTCAATTGCAAAAGCAATCATCTTTTCGTCTTTGCTGATAATCGCATCGTACAGACCTTTGGCTCGGTACCTCCACAACAATCTTTCCTTCTCGGCTTTTTTGTAATGGTTCAGGTAATTGTCAGCCTCTCGGAACCAACGGTCGGTTTGTCCTTTTTGACGGCTGAAGTCGCTTCTCCAAGCACCAATCGTTCGGTGCAAAAACTCTATTTGCCCTTTGAGACTTTCAATTTCTTTTTCCAATTCTTCTTTTGCCGTCACAATGACTTGCTCGGCTTGAAAGTTTGGTGCGTCGTGACCAACCATGTAAGGGTGCTCACACTCGTGTAGTAATCGTTCGCATTGCTGGCATCTTTCTGTCATGTTTCCCTTTCATTGGTAATCAGATTGTTCTGATTGAATCCAAAATTGCTCTTTGTGCTTCTTCGTAGGTGAAGTATTGTCCGAACTCGCCCACGGTTGTGATGCAACCGTTGGGGTGAGCCATTCTGATGGTGAAGCGACGATTGCCGAGCCACACTTTTCCGTCGCTGTCTTGTTCGCTTGTGATGAAATACGAACAGGTCGGCGTGAAAAATACGGGTGATTCTATTTTGGATTCAAAGAACTCCATTGCGGCGTCGGCAAAAAAACTTTGCCCGCAGGCTTCGTTGGCTCTTTTGATTTCTGCAATGCTTTGCATCAACATTATGGTGCCGTAATGTTTGAGTTGACAGTTACGACAATCTCGGCGTACTCCCGAGGGTAATGACTTTTGAGCCATGCAGCGGCTTCTTGTTGAATCCGTCGTGAACGGCGATTAGCAAGCAAAGCCCTCTCTCGCCCGTTTGTTGACGCTCGGTATTCCCGATGCCACTGGTTGTGAGCCTGACGGCAAGCATCACAACGGCAATTGTGGTTGCTGTAAGTGCTGTAATGCCCGTGCTTGATTTCTTTATCAGGTTGTTCGGTGTTCATTGTGTTTCGCTTCCTTTCAAAACAATAATTTCGCTGGAGAGTCTGCCGATGACTTCCATAGCGGTAGCCAGTTCTTGTTCCAGTGTTGCCGCCAAGTATCGTGCCCTGTCTCGCTCTTGTAAGAGTTGTTCAACAGTTGCTTTGTCTAAGTCCATTCCCATTTGTGTTCCTTTCGGTTGGTGCAACTTTACAGCCTGTAGAGCCGTGAATCAACTATCTCGGGTAAGTATTTCGTACCGCTTCACAGAAGGCTTATCAAGGTGCATTTCGTAATCCGTGGTGGTGTAGCCCAACTCAGCGCAAAAGGTCTCCCAAAAGCGCCAACGCCAACGGTTGAAGAGACTGTGGGGTACCTCATCCCTGTTAGTCCAGTCTTTTGGTATCCCTGCTGCTTTCAAAACTGGAAACGGGGTTGGTCCGAGCGTGACCGAAATGCAAGTGGAGGCAACAGGAACATTGGGAGCCAATTCAGCGCAGATTTGTAATTGTTCCCACGGGAAACCAAACGCATCAAGGTCAATCAAATCAAACTCTTCAAGGTCTAAGCCTTTCATCACCTTTTGGTTGTTGCCCATAATGACCTCGGGGCGTGTGTATTTCTTTTTGTCTATCCCGAGATAGGTGATGTTATGGTCGGGTAACAATTCGCCAACTCGTTCCCAAACTCGCCCATCACCTGCAAACGCATCAAGGATGTACAAGTCAGTTTTGTCCAATGTCCTGATGAACTCAGCCCGTAACCGAGCCTTTGAACCAAGGTGGCTATTTTCCGTCCAAACTCTTTTCATCAGTTTGTAGCGGAGGCGATTTCCACGCCCTCAATGTTTCTCAATGACTCTTCAATCAAGGCTTTTGCTTTGCCCTGCTCGGTGATGGGGCATCTCACTAAAAAGAAACAATCGTGGAACGGTTCAAGATTGCGTTTTCTTTTTTCGTTTGGGTCGTCGCTGACATCGTCAATCAATTGCTGGATGTCCGTCGCATCAAAGCCCGTACCCCTCAAGTCGCCTTCGGAGATTACCGACCTCAAAAGGTCTTGGAGACTGTCGTTGTTGTATGTTGCCAAATCGTTCATTCGGTTGTCTGCCAACATGATTCGTTTTGCTTCGGCGTCGGTGCAGTCAATCCACATAACTGGCACAACATCAAGGTCTAGGTGACGGGCTGCTTGCCAACGATGGTTGCCGACAATGATGTACTTGGTGGATTTCTGAGCGACTATCACACCATAAAACCCATTGACCTTTATGGACTCAACAATCTTGTCAACATTGCCTTTGCGTGGATTCATTGGGTGAGGAAGCAACGCATCAAGAGCGGTCAACTCAACAGGATGAGAAAGCGCCGATGGAACAACAGGGATTTTCTTGGTCGCCATTTTTTCCTTTCCAGTGTCAGCCCCTCCTCACCGACGGAAAGGGGAAAACGCCGATGAGGAGAGGGAACTGACTGTCTGACAGACTCAGTTACTCTATCAAGCGAGCGTATGTTGTGTACGCCCTGTTCAAATCTTCTGTTTGTTCAATCACGATTCCATCTCTGACGACAATGAACTCGGAACCATGCCAAGAAACTTCGGAATCCCGACGGAACAACATCATCTTCCCTGAAGATTCCAACGCTGTCCATTGAATCGCATCGGCTGCCGAAGCAGGTGCCGAAGGTCTAACCGATGTGAAAGAACGAACGGGTGAATAACGAGAACGCTGAGTGGCTCGCCGACGGTCGGCGTCAGTCATGCCACCCCAAATGCCTTCTTCGGATTGACCCGCAACAAGACAATCGCCGACAACATCACATTGTCGGCAAATCATCTTTGCTTCGGCTTCTCGTTTTATTCGGTCAGACGATGATTCGTCAAACGGACCGTAAAAAAGGTTTGGACCCATCCCCCGACAAGCAGCACGACTTTTCCAATCCATTTAGTTTCTCCACACTGAACATGCCAACGCTGGCGGCTTGAAGAACAAAATCTTCATCTGACAGTGACAAGTCCAATTCCCCGAAGTGTTCAGTGAACGCTCGGAAGGCTAAAAGATGTCTAGCGCCCTCCACATTTACCAACGGGGGAGAAAGCGTTACATAGTTTAGTGTTGCATAAAGTTCAAGAAAATCCGTGGCGGAATCACATGTGTAAATGTGCTTCTTGTCAAAAGTTATTTGAATCATACTGTTGCTCCTTCCTTTGTTGTTTGAACATCAATAACGGCACCATTGCGGTACTGCATGAATAAACCCTCGGGGATTTCTTTCACTACCGATAGTTTGACACCTGCCTGCGCCGATGCGGTGCGTAACATCTGCTCTGTTGAGGCAAACACCATTGAACCGTTCGGTGTGGCTCCAATCCACAATGGGCTTTGGCGTAAGCGACCAACATTGAGAACCGTTGGCTCTTCAATGTTGAACCAAGCAATCGCCGCCGAACCCTCTAGTCGGTGCAGTTCTTGCGTTGGGTCATCACTCGCATCAATCAGTCTGAAGATTGCTTCGGTGTCAACCTGACCAGTACGCCCCGTGCCAACTTCGGCAATGATTCGGTCATCGTTGCGAATACCGCCATTGTGAATACCGATTGTGTCGCCGACAATAATCGGGTGATTGTTGTCGTTGTTCTCGGGGCTACCTTTTGTGGCGTACCGAGTGTGGATGATTGCTGAACGAGTGTGCATAGCAATTTGGTCCATGCTGTCCATGAACATTGATGCTGAGATTGCATCTTTCATGTACCAAACACCGAGCGAACCGTCGGGGTCTGTTTGTGTCCAAGCAACGCCAGTCGCATCGGTGCCTCGGCGCTCAATCTGACGAGCAAGTGCCTTGGCAAGTTTGCGACAGTTGATGTGTCGGTGGTCTTTATCTGAAATTGAAAATCCTGCGATTCCGCACATTTTATTTTTCCTTTCTAAACGACTACTGCGTTTGGGTAGAGAGTTTCTTGACGACGGACTAACCACTCAGCCGAGGCGTTTGTGATGTAGCCACTGTCTTTGAGAATTGTGATTGGGTCATCGTTGTCGTCAATGACAACTCCAGCAAGAGAAGCATCAAAGAAAGCGACCAGTAGTTTTACCCACTCTGTTGCTTTTTTACCGTTGAGGGTTCCTTGGTGCATACGCATCTCAATAGTTCCGATTCGGCGGATGTTGTCAACATTCATGGCATCGGTGTGATAACCGATAAGTCCTCTGCCGTAGCGTGAGTTATCTGCCCACTCATCTAGGCGATTCGCAGGCACGGGATTGCAGTAAGTGTTGTGGTGACGGTAACTGGCAACCAGTTTGAACAATGTCTTTTGCATCTGCTTGTAGTTGAGGAAGAGTCTCGCCCGATTGTCACCAGTAATGTCGGCAACACCAAGGTGAACATGCATACCGTGTTTGCGGTCAACCTTTGCGTTGACGCTTCGTAGAGCCTGCATGACCTTGCGAACTTCTTCCAAGCCCGCTTCACCGCTAAGAACTGGCGAGACCAACTCGCCACCTTGGTTGTTGGCACGGGGACCAGCGTTACGCATATGCAAGGTAGCGGAAGAATCTGTTTCCAGTTTCCACTGTTGATAACCGCTAACAGTGCCACCGCATGTGTAGCAAGTGTTCCCGTGGTAGCCAGTCATGTGAATGTGGTAACCGACCACCGCTCCAACTGCGTCGGCAACATTTCCACGAATCGCCGTATGGAACTCAATCTCAACACCAAAGGTTCGTGTTCCGACCGCTGGGCGAGTGGTGTTCCATCTTGCGGCGAGAGCAATGCTTGCCGCTAGCGAGCGACTCGCATCTCGTGGTGGTTGACCCGAGTGTCGGCGAATCGCCTCACGAATGGTGGACTCTCCTGACGCACCAACCATTTGGGCAATCAAGCGGTAACTAAGCCCTTGCTCACGCATTGCGACCACTTGGTCAATGTCGTAATTGTTTCGGTGTCCTCTTGGCACTTCCACTTTCCTTTCCGAAGGCTTCCCCTGCCTCCACTAATAAATTACCACAGATAACCCGCAATGTCAATTCATGCAAAATCTGCCACGGTCATGTGAAGCACTTTTTCCTCGGCAACAAGGCGCTTCAGCGTCCTCGGGGCAATCTTGAAGTAAAGACTCAATGACCAGCCCCTAGCGTCGTGCTCTTCATCTCGCCAAGTCCCTGCCTTGCCTTGGTATTGCATCGCATGTCGGAACTCGTGGAACAGAGTCACGATAGATGGCTTTGACATGTGGATTTCGTTATGCCTTTGGCTGTAATAGCCGTACCCAGCAGACGGATTTATCATCAACTTAGGACATTCCATTCCACGGTCAACGCTGACCATAATGGTCCAAAGGCGTATTGCCTCCCACCGCTGTTGTTCGCTTTTTTGACTCCAGCCATCAAGCAGAATCTTGCTTCGTTTTACCGTAACATCATTGATGTTTTTGAAATGCTTATGATACTTCATTACGCCACTCCCAAATCTTGAGCGATGCGCTCTTCTGTTAGCACCTGCTCTTTTGCGTATGCCGTGCAGTACCAACTGAGTGACCCCATCTGAAGAAGGAGGTTCTGATACTCCGCCATGACTGTGTAATCCGTGACGCTCAACTCGCCGTACTCAAGTTTGCTCTTGAACGACTTGACGCTTTGTTCAAGACCGTCAAGATTGCTTATCAGGTCTTTGAAGGCTTTTTCGTGCTTGGTCATTTGTTCCTCTTTCTGAAGGCTTTCCCTGCCCTCAATTACAAGTTATCAGTTGTAATGTGCCGAGTCAACTTTCTTCGGGATGTTTCCGCAGGTCCGCAAACAATGCTTGGTCGGTAACGCCACAAGCGTCGGCGATAACACGATAAGGGGTGCGGGCTTTTCTCAGACGACGAATTACAACCCTGCGTTGAACGCCCAACCGAATCACAGCCTGTTGGTGCTCCCTCATCATGGATGTCAATATTTTGACCTTCTCCAAGTCAGAATCTTCAACTTGCTCATGGTTTTCAATGCGTACTTGCCCGAAGTCGTTCATAGCCATGAACAGTAGCACGGTCAAGTATTGTCAATCGCATCCAATCGGCGTAAAGCGTTGCGAAGAAAGGAAGCCGTTTCAATGTTGTAGTCGGCGTCAACTTGTTTGGCTGCTTCAACGACCAACATTAGGGCAGCCCGTTTCCGTCCAGCCTTTGTGTCGCTTGGTGCAAGAATCAACTCAGTCAAAGGGTGCATGACGGTGCATCGCATAGAGATGTAGGGATGGCAGTTATCACGCTTGGACCGCAACTGAGCAATTTTTCCTGCTTTGTGCAACACGGACAAACTGCCCGATACTTGCCCGTGATGCAGACCCAATTTGTCGCCAACCTCCTGCCAAGTCAATCCATCGGGAAACTCCTCCAGTATGTTCAGAACGGCTTGCTGACGCTCTGAAACCTTGCCCTCGGCTACTTCCCTCATCGCCCTGTCACGAGATGTGTCAGAGCCTCCTACAAAGCCTTCAGTGCCGTTGTACGGCAACTCAGGTTGTTGCATTTCATCCATGTCTTTTCCCCGTTACTGTGATGATGATTCTGTCGTATTTTGCTCTTACTGGTGCAAGGAACAACACTCCAACCAAATGTTCAGGTGTGTCGTCCTTCATCAGTCCACCGTCAACCAACCCATCAATGGCTGCTTTGACCGCAGGATTACATGCTGCCGTGTCTTGCAGTCGCCCCTTCAAAGACAACCCAACAGTTACAACAACATTAGTCAAACATGGCAAAGGCTGAGTCCTTGCAAGCCAACCGTACAGATTTCTCCATTCGGCTGTGTTGCTTGCACGAACCCAGCGATTACCACTTCTTTCGGCGTTAGTTGTCCATGGTCGTTGATACACCACGAACGAAACGCATGTGACTCCGTTTTGCTCTTTTAGCGAAACGGAATGTTCCACTATTGTTTTCCGATGAACCGAGCGTAGAGAGTGAATGTTCCGTCAGGATTTTTGCGGCTGGTCCACTCGGTTTGTGGATACGCCTTTTTTGCTGTGCTGACTGTTACTGCGTTGTTCGCATTGCTCTTGTAGATAGCCCACTTGTTTGGGCGAGTCTTTAGCACCTCAACGAAACGAGCCGTTGCTCCGAGTTTGCGTCCACCGCTACGAGTACCCGTGCGTTTTGCTGGGGGTGTTGCCCATTTGACTTTTGTTTGTTGCATTTTATATTTCCTTTATTTTGTGTGGTTTCCCACTTGCTTTCTACAAAGATACACTACGGTTTAGTGTTCGTCAACCTTTGATTACAAATAAATGTCCTTTTTTTGAAGCCTCAGAAACATTGGTATGAATCATGTGATGACAATGAGCACAGACCGCAAGAAGATTGCTGGATTCATCACTGCCACCTTGCGACCGACGCTTGATGTGATGCACATGAGCAGCAAGCCGTGTACACCCTTCCCACCTTGCTTCACAAGCACCTGAAGAACGCCCAAACACATCCTTTCGCATCAATGACCAATTGTGATTAGTTCTTTTCTTCGGCTTGAAAGCCGTCCGCTTCAACGGTGTTCTCTTCATATCGCCACGCTTGCTTTCACTTCTTTCCAAAACTCCATCAACTGCCCATGATGCTGTGCTGGTCTTTGCAAAATATACTCACTGATTTCATCGTCTGATTTCCGCAACCTGTGAAATACCACCACAGAATCTTTTCCTGCTTCTAAAACTCCATCCACCTGTCGGTAAGACGGGACTGGCGTGACATTGAACTCCACAGCCAACCGTTCCCAATGCCGTTCAAGTCGCATAGGTGTGCGAATGTTCTTGCGATACCAGTCATCAGACATAGCAGACCTAACGATGTGTTCAATCTGTTCCAGCGTTGCACCCTGAGCCATAATGCGAGACATACTCTTGCCCCACTCGGCTGTCGGCATCTGAACCGCTACGCCTTGAGGGGTGTTCTGCGACAAAATGCCATGGAACACCTCCACGGCTTTTTGATGACTCGCTGTGTGTGTTTCAATGGACGGTTTATTGGATGGTTTGGGTGCATCTCCTGCACCCCGTTCCTGCATCTCCTGCACCCCGTTGGGTGCACCTCCTGCACCCCGTTGTTTGACGACCTGCATCTCGTGCACCTCGTTTATGAGGATGTCATACCCGATAGGTCGCCTATCAGCCCGCTTGATGTAAGCCGCCACAATCTTCGGGTCACAACGCCTTATGACTCCTCTCCGCTCCAAATTGTCTAGGTGCTGCCTCACAGACCGTTCAGAGAGACATGTGTACCGACAGATGGTGTTGACACTAGGAAACGCTGCCGAGCCGTCAGGATGGGCGTGGTTAGCCAATGCGACGAGTACCAACTTGGATACAGGGGATTCAACGGGTGCGTGGTTCAGAACCCACGCTATTGCTTCAACTGACATGGTCCCTCCGAGGTCGGCGAGCGTATCAGGGATTTACGGTATGTGGTTCAAATGGCATCGTGAATTGATTGTTTTCATAATCAATCACGCCCATGTTGATGTCGCATCCAAGCATGTGTGCAGCAAGATTCATCATCTGCTCAATCATTGTTTCGTAAAGCGGTGGTTCATTGTCCTTGTCACTGGCAAAAGCCCGTGCTGTGACGACCATGGCTTCAAGGTCCACTTTGTATTCGTATCTCATCCAAGTTGTCCAGTCTCAATCATCGTGATGAACTCAGCCGCTTCGTCCAGCATGTCGTTTTCTAGTTCAGTTGGTTTGCCAAAAGCGTCAAGAAACTCACGCTTCGCATCGCTCCTCACGGCATCGGGTAGAGCGTTCAATCTATCAAGCAAGGCTTGACGGCGTGGGTCCGACAGCGGTTTCATTTGTTGTGGCTGAGTTTGTCGCTCTACTTTTTCCATCTCTTGACGACTTGGGCGTTTCCCTTTTGGGCTGAACTCGCCACCTAGCAAACTGAGACTGCGTCCAGTGGCAGATGTCGCACAGTTCTCAACCCGAGAAGTCTGATTCACGCCCTTCGTGGACTTTATTTCTTCGGCATAGTCAACTGCTGCGGGACGAGTATCTTCTCTGTCCGTGTACACCTCTGATTTGATGATGACTCTCTCGCCATCGTCAAAAACAATTTCGTTCAAGATTCGCCCATTTGGATACCGTTGCCAAAATAAAGCGATTCTTTCTTCAACTGTTTGGTAGTCGTTTAGATTGAAGTGAGCCATTCTTTTTCCCTTTGTTTGTTGTGTTTTGCTAACTCATTTGGTGCAGAAGGTTCAATGAAATAGAACCATTCACCGTTTCGTTTGACACCATATCCTGCAAAACCGTGTTTCCACGGGATGCAACATGGGCAAGGAAAAGGCTCTGCAAAATCAGAGATAGGTAAGTCCAATGTTTGTCTGCCTGAGCAGGCTGTGCATTTCTCCATGCGGGGAACTCTACCGTGCTTTAGCGTTTTAGTCAAGAGTTTTTTTGTTGAACAAAAGTTTGAAACGGTGCGCCAGTGTACGGGTCAAACTTGGCAGCAATACCTAACGCTTTGACAATGTGCGCTTTAGCAAGAGACACCGTCAACGCTTTCTTACCGACTAACGACGCTAAGGCACCCAACGCATAAGCACCGCCAGTACCGATTGCGTAGATACCTGTTCTGTCTGATGTCCAGCCGTAGTCCGATTCAATGACAAAAACACATCCATTTACTGCGACAAGTATTGATGAGTCTTGTTCTGCCATGTGCTGTGATGAGTCACCTTTGGTGTTCGCATAACCTTGCTCTTCAAAGGTGTTTCTCAAAGCAGGGATAAACGACTTAGTCATAAAAACATCCAGCCTTTTTCCCTTGAGTGACGGTGGCGCTACTGGTGGTGCAAAAGCGTGATGCACAATGTTGATAGCCCGTGCGTCGCCAGCAACGCCAATGAGATACCGACCATTTTCTGCGACCTTTGCTGTTCCACTGCCGAGCGTTGTGACCTGAAAAGCAAATCCTGAGTCGTCAAAAGTGGAGATACGGCTATCCGTGCCAATCACGGCAAAAGATTCGCCTTGAACTGCAAGGATTGTAGTCATCTCAGTTAGCCGTGTAAGTCACGCCTCTAAAGATTGCTGTTCCGTTGTAAATCGGGATGATTTCGGCGGTCCAATTACCGTCCTCGGTCTCGGTCACGACGCTGACGCCCTGTTGCCAAGATTCCCAACGGGTAAGAGGCGTACCGTGCTCATCTGTTGCCGACTTAGTTGAGGGCACAGCACCGTCAATACGACATAAACATCCTGAAGAATAAGCCAAAACAAAGCGAGGGTCTCCATCTATTTCGTAGGTTTGAGAGTGCATAGCGATGCGGTGAATGTGACCTTGAACAAACGATTGACGCTCGCTCGTGGCTACCTTGGCGATGTCTAGTTTTTCGCCGTGTATCGCATAGAGAGGTGTGATTGTCTCGTTGCCTTTGGTGATTCTGTATCGTCCTGCGGGGTACCCCGACACATACTCAACGCCAAGTTCTTCAAGTCTTAGAAGGAAAGGTAATGATAAGACAGGGAACTCGTTTGGTGCTTCGGCTCTTCTGAGTCTCAGAGCAGCCATCGCATTACGGGCAATTGCTTTGCCAAGACGGTCATCGTGGTTGCCAGCGATAAGAACGATGGGCGTACCTTCTTCGGCACACGCTTTCTGTTCTGCAAGGAAACGATGAGCACGGTCAATAGAAGGCTGAGTTGTCAGAACGAACTCAGGCAACACAAGAAACTTTGATGACCATTCAGGAAGGTCAATAAAGTCGCCGAGATTGACAATCAAGTCAGGTCGCATAGCCCTGACGATTTGCAAAGCAACCGACATGGCTTTCTCATCGTGCATAGGAATCATTTCGTCCCCGACACGCCTAAAGCCGATTTGAGGGTCAGGAAGGATGACGGTGGTGCGTACCTTGTTTTTCTTTGCTGTGGGCTTTAGGGGGCGAACCAGCGTTGGTGCAGCGGGTTGTACGACTGGATAGGTCGGTCCTTCTGCCCATTCGGGTGACAGAACGATGCCTGCCATGTCAACAAGTTGAGCCTCACCATTTTCGTCTTTGAGAAAGCCTTGCCATACATTGATTCTTTCAACACGACCAACTTCGTCAGGGTCAATACCCGACCGTTCCAACAAGTCGGCAATTTTGCCCATCTTGTCTTTTATTGATGGTGGTGGTCCAGCATTTAGTTTCGCATCAAGAGTCACAAGAACAGTCTCCATGTAAGTGGCGACGAATCATTCGGTCCGACACCTTGAATCCGAACTCGGTGAGAGTTCCTGAAAGCCAACGGGCTGTATAGCCAGTTTGCAACGACGATTTATTGTTCAATGAATCACGAACCTTGCTAAGTGCCTCGGTCAAAGCATTTTTCTCTTGTTCCGTCACCGATTGAAGGACATGTCCAACAGAACAACGATTCGCATAAGGACTCTTGACTTGCTGAGTCAGCACTTGCGCCAAGTCCCTCTCAGGCTTCTTAGCCATCACTTTGCTTTCTTAGGAGCAGGCTTCTTCTTTACTGGCGGTAATTCATCAACAAAAGTGACACCCTTGTGAACCTCAAGATGATTGTCAAGTTCCAATTTTACTTCTCGCAAGTCATCGTGGATTGTTTTTGTCCGAACATAAGTTCTTTCAACCATGTCCAGCAAAACACCATGCTGAGTATTGCTTTCGTTACGAAACTGCTTGGTTTCTCTGACGATTGTGACGAGAGCCGCAAGTACGGTGCCTGCGGCTCCGACGATGGCGGCGATGATTGCTGGTTCCATGTCTCAAATCATAGACATACGGTGGTACACCAAATGGTGCCCATGGTTTAGCCCCTAACGGTGCATCGCATCAAACAGCGTTTGGTTTAGGAAGTGACCGCCATGCGGCTTCAAACTTTGCGGCGTCTTTAGCCATTTCAGGAGAAAGTTCCACATGCAACCACTTGCCCCCAAAAGACCCAGCATTATCGTCCTTGGTGAACAATTTTACCCCAGCCTCATTCTCACCTCTTGAACACCTGAAGCCTCTTCCGAAGCCAAGTTTTCCGTCTTTCACATCCTTGTCAAAGGCGTAGTCGTGAATCTCTTCAATCCCTAGTTCTTTGGTGTACTTGATAAACCAGTCCCACATTTCAACGCCGACTTTGCGGTCGTCGTACCCAATATCTACCGCAGCGCCAGTTGCATGGACTGAAAGGTATTTTTCCATTCCAGCGTCGCCAACTTTTTTGCCTTCGGTCTTGGAGTTCCGCATCAATCTTGCCTGATAAACGCCCAAGTTCTTAGTTTTCCATCTCCGCTTGCACAAATCAGCGAGTTTCAAGGTGCCTTCTTGCGCCTTTTTTCCGTCAAAACTTGGATAATAAGAGTATTTTCTTGGCATTTGTCAATGGTAACCCAAGGGCAACTAAACCTCAGTTAGTCGTCCTCAAGGGCGATACCGATGAGATTGAGTACGAGCGCAATCCCTGAGATAGCGAGACCCATGGTTCGGGTTGAGCCTGAAAGTGTGATGAGAACGAGGGCTGTTCCAGCCAAGGTCCATACCAAGCCGTTGAGTTGACCTGCAAACTTTTTCATTTATTACCTTCTCCTTGAAGTAGTTGAACCTGTTGCCGCTACGGGAACGGCAAAGACTGTTGCGATAATCGCATTGACGGCTCGGCGCTTACCGACCGAGATGCTTGAGCCTGTTGGGACATAAGTGTCAAACTTGCCACCAAATACATTTATCTGTGCTTCAAACTCGTGTTTGATTTCGCTGGTCGCATCGGTTAGTAATTCTGCCAAGACCAGCAATTCATCATTGGATAAATTGTCCACTGTTGCGGCGATGACATTGACCACCTCTTCAACTTGTTCATCCGACAACGCCTCAGCAACATCCGACGACAAAATGGCGTCCAAATCCTCAACCGTTACATCCTCAAGGTTGATGTCCAGCAATTCATCTACCAAGGCAGTGACAGCCATCTCTTCTGCGGTAATCGCATCGGGCACCGTTGTGGTTGTGGTGGTCTCGGGAACAGTTGATGTCGTGACATCAGGAATTGTTGATGTCGTGGTATCAGGAATTACTGCAACCGTGGTGGTTGTAGGGGGCTGTGTGGTTGTAGAAGCCGTTGTGGTGGTCGTGGGAGCCTCTGTAGTAGTCGTTGTCGTGGTCGGTGGAACAGTGGTCGTGGTGGTGGTTGTCGTCGTCGTAGAAGTCGTTGTGGTCGTTGTAGTAGTGGTACTAGATGTGGTGGTCGTTGAAGTAGAGGTGCTACTTGTTGTGGTTGTCTGCGTGGAGCCGACACCGTTGAAACCGAGTTCGTACTGGAGATTCCAATTGCCATTGGTACGCCAAGCGTTAGGGTCACCACAGCAGATACCAGCCCTCAGCCTGTACCGCCCAGCAGGAACCTCAAGCGAGATGTAGGACTGCAAACCGTAACTATCGTCGTTGGCAGCCAACAAGGTTCCTTCCTCGTTGTATAACCACAGCATTGGGTCAGATGGAAACCCTTCCATCATGTAAGTCTGAGCCACGAACTGTGTCGGCTCGGTGTAATCAAACCAAATGTCTGTCGGCTCGGTAATTACAGGGTTCAACGCCTGAACAGGCGCACCT